ACCATCAAAAAGCCCTGCGATATAAGCTATGTCTTCGTTAGTTATATTACTCATACAACCCTCCTGGTTTCCGTGCACGTACTCCCAAGAGAGCAAAGGCTCGAATACTGCAAGTTGCCGTAAAGGTCTCACATATGTAACCTCCAGAGGTGTTTAGCGCGTGGCATTTTTTGACACCTGGAGCTCGTCCTTTTCTATACTGTAAAATTTTATTTAGCATCATTTGTTATAATCCATCTTAAAGTTGAAGTCATGGGATCAAAGCCATCAAAATCTAGTTTAGTGCAACTTGTTAGAAGGACCGTCATCAATAAGATCATCAGTAACTGTCTCATAAAATTCTCCCTCCGAGTCACAATCCCAACATTGATGAACTTCGCTTCTATCTCTAAAATCTAAAGCTGGGTCACCATCTATTTTTGCAACTCTGACATACCCATTACCGTGGCATGTCTCACAAATATGTATTCTTACTCTAGCTTTTTTTAATTTTGCCATTTAATTTTCTCGCTTTCTCATTTGCAATAGACTCAATGGTCTTCGATATAGACAATTTTGCATCAGGCAATATTACCTTCGACAATGATTCTAATATCTTGTATGTTTCGTGTGTTAACGAAACGTTTCTATATTTACTTATATCGGTCATAAGTGTTTCCTTTCATTTATTTCTGAGCAATATATAGGATTAAATAAGGATTTGTCAATATGAAAATTTTATTAAGTTTAATTATTTGTTCAAGTGTAGTAGGAGATTGTATGCCACCATACCCGTGGCCAGAACCATTTAACACAAAGTATGACTGTTTAAAATTTGGATATGAAGAGTCCATAAGAAAACTAGAAGAAATTGGTAGAGAAGATATAAATAAACATGGCATGTATATTAGGTTTACATGCACTCCAGATAATAGCATTTGATATTGTGGCAGAAATGTGGTATGGGACTTTCATCTCACCACAATAACCTATCCTCATTTCCCTCTTTAGGATAGGTTTATCTACACATACAACCAATCCAGTCACCACTACCATCATTCATGATATGTAAATTTAACGTGTCAACGTAACCGGTTAGTTTTAATCTAAGTATGTCACACAACTCAAAACAATCAATCTTCTCTGTCAACACTATCCCCTCTAACATTTTTTTTGTTACAGGAATCAGTTGATACAGTCCGTCGTTCAGGATTATTAAGTCCATGCATCTCCTTTATAAGTTTATACCACAAGTCTTTATACTTTGGATCTTTTGTTTGGTTCCAAAGATTAGCGACGTGGTCTATCTTTTTCGTCATACATTTTAGTTCCATATGTTAAAATTTTTTTCAAACCAGGTGCATGCAATTCTAATTTTGCATAAGGTGCCCAGGCTTGTTTAATTAAATTTAATTCTAACAATAGAATAGACCATTGTTTTGGTGTTATGTTTTTACTTGTTATAGTTAGTTTCTTTTCTTTCATATCCAGAGACTAGGATATTTCGGGATGTTTGTCAACGGCCTTGTCCTCGGTATTTTTTATACATACGCCGCTTACTTTTGTTCATTTTGCACAAGCTAGGATTACGTCCAATCGAAGTTTTGTGAAAAACAGGTTCATGAGCTACCTTAGAATATAAACCTTTAGCTTTCTTTGCCATTGCCAAAATATCCGTCAACTACAGATTGTAGTGTTGTTTTTTCTAGTTTTGGTATGTAACTTATACAACCATTTATATATTGTTCTAGGTCTGCACCACATGTAATGCATCTATAATATTGTCTAGTCAGGCCTACCAACATCGTATACTCAGTGCAAGTTGGACATATGCCATTAACTATTTC